ACAAAAGGTTCTGCAATCATCTGTAGAAGATCTGGGGGCCAAGTGCGGGAGCATGTGGTCAACTAGCGAATCATGGGACGCCCCATGAAGACCTGTGTGTATTGCGGAGAAACAATGCACCCAGAGCGACCTTTTGATTACTGCTTAGACAGCAGTTGTTATGCAAAAGGTTTCAAGCAAACGGAATACTACATCTTAGGAGTACATAAAAGTACTCCTATTATATGTGGCCCAAAGTCAAGTGAAGTCACAGCCAATGTGTCATTCATGAATGCAAAATAAACAAACCAACCAAACGTCCAAGGAGGACAATCATCATGGCAAGTGTCAAAGAATTAAGGAATGGGATGAGAGTGGTGGGCAAGTATCCGCCATTCAAAGATGCTGAGGGTGAGATCACTCGCAGTGTATTGGTGCCAGGTGGTCCTGGTAGCAAGATTCAAGTAACTTTCGATGATCCGTTGTTAGGTACAGTGGAGATTCTGCCCAAGGGTGTTGAATTGATTGGACGTGTTAGCGTTGCAAACGCCGCCTCGTCCACTACAGCCTCCGCCACTACAGTGGTTGGTAATGTGATTATCAGCGATATGCGTATCGAATCGCTAGACGATCCTGCTTTGGACGACTTCCGTCCGAATATCAATCCTGCTAACTACGTATCACGTACGCTTGCAGGCGGTAAGACAGACTTGGAAGTTATGGAAGCATACTTCAATCGTCGTGACGAGAACGACGGGTACCCCGTATCCGTCGCTTTGGTAGGCGATACGCAATCAGGTAAGACCTACCTCATTCAGGTACAGGCTTTCCGTATTGCCAAACTGTTGGGACTACAAAAGCCATTGCCGTTGTTCCTGCTCGCAGGTTCAAGCGCAATCACCGATCACGACTTGTTCGGACAGTATCGTCCGATCATTGTGAATGGGCAAGAACGTCTTGTGTGGATGGAGGGCATCGTTGCTCTAGCCGCTCGTCTCGGTGGTATCTTGTATCTTGACGAGGTTAACGCTATGTCAGGCTCAGTAACGGCAGCAATTCACCCACTGCTTGACAATCGTCACCAGTTCGTGAACATCCGTAAGCCTGTCTGGAAAGGCACGGTTGAGGTTGACCCAATCACAGGCGTTGAGACGCATCATGGTGCATATCGCCCCGAAACAGTGGTGGCGAATAAGAACCTGTGGATCATGGCTTCATGGAACCCTGGTTATGCAGGCATGGCCAAAACCAATGAAGCGTTTGCTAACCGCTTCAAATTGTTGGAATGGAACTACGACGAAGAGGTTGAGAAGAAGCTCATCAAGTCACCAGCAGTTCGGTTGCTTGGCCAGGCTTTGCGCAATGCTCGTGCTCAGCGTTCAATCACAACTCCTGTTGGTACACGGGCACTGCAGTTGCTTGAGGGTGACTTGGTTCACCTTGGAGTTGACTACAGCCTTTGGGCTTTCATGGGCCAGTTTGTGTCATCACAAGAAAAGATTGTGGTGAACGAGATCATCAAGGATCGTGGAATTGCAATCATGATGAAAGACGAATTCGAGCCTGACGTACCTGCGCCAGCAGTTGACCTCACATCGCTTATTGGCGATAACGAGCCGTACTGATCCTGAGGAGGAATCACATGGTAAAGAAACAAAAAATGAACGAGGATGCTCTTGACCGACGGTCAAAGGCACGCTCCATGAATCGCCGTGAGGCACTAAAGATTCGGGAGGACTACAATAAGGAAGTCTTAAACTTGATTTACTCAAATGACAATCAAGTTGATAAAGGTTTCCTTAACCACAAAAGTAAGGGTGACCCACGTGCTATCAGAGCTACTGCTTATGTATTAGCTGAACGAGCACGTAAGGTTCTTACTTCTATGGGTATCAACCCACCCCTATCGTTGGATGTTGCGTATTACCGCAATGAAGTTAAGACAGTCAGTGCCATTACTGACTACAACAAAATTTCAATCCAGTTTGATATGGGTATGGTTGATCCATCAGATACAACAAAGATTGCAGAGTTGTTATCTGCTCTCAAAGCAGTGGTTTACCACGAAGGTGGGCACATCATGCTCACTTTGCCTTGGAAAGTGTTGTTTGATTGCTCATTAATGGATAACGGAATGAATCCAATTTCGTTTAACCCATATCAAACTAAGTGGGGTGACAACTTTGCAGAAACTTACCCCGCTTATGTTGGTATGCGCAGTGACCTGAGATCAATTACAGACACCGTTCCTACTCCCACCGACCATGGAATTGTTTTTAGCAGTGATTCCAAATGGCAACAACATCACAATCATTATTATGGTGTAGCTGAGGTTTTGCACCCCAGTTGGAACCTATTGGAAGATGGGCGTATGGAGAGTGAGATGACTATCAATAACCCTCCCATGATTAACTACTTCACTTCCTTAGTACTTAACTACATCGTTGATGAGGAAGAGCCAGGCTATGCTTGGCCGTTTGTTATCACTAGGTTGCATTTGGATGAGGAGCTCATAGATAACATTAGACAATTGGCATATAAGTTTGCAGAAGATAAGAACTTAGATGTTACTCTTGTTGATCAAATCGAAGAGCAAATCCATGTGTATCGTCAAGCTAAGACACCAACAGATGTTGTTGTTGCTACTTGGCAAATGCACAACCTCATCACTCAGTGGATGGCCGGGGGTAAAGGTAATGATGGTAAGCAACCACAACCTGAAGATGGACGTGGACGACAAGGTAAAGGTTCACCTAATCCTGGCGGTACTAATGAGGGTAATAACCCTGGTAAAACCGTAGTCCACGAACAACCAACCTTTGGTGATGAAGGTAAAGGTTGGGAGACAAAGCCCGGAGATCCTAAGCAAAAACCTGAAGAGGGTGAAGGTGAAGGTAAGGGGGAAGGTGAGGGTGAAGGTAACCCAACAAACGAAGGTAAAACTGGTAAGGGTAATGAATCTGATAAGGATTCAAAAGAAATTAGTCCTACCGGTGGTACTAAAGGCACTGGTGGTAAGGTTAAACAAAACATTAACTACCAAGAGATTCGTGAGAAACTCAAAGAGAAAACCAAAGAAGCAATGAAGCGTATTGTTTCTAACGACGAAGCGGAACAGCTCATCTCTGAAATCAATACAGAGTTGATGCGAGACATGCCACATAATGGTGCTGTATCAAATATGGACGGTGCTCTTATGGCCGATGCAATGTCTGTAGCTAGTCAAATGTTATCGGCGCTTGAACCGTTAGCATTGACAGCTGATCCTGCTTGGCGTTTCCGTCAGGAACATGGTGTGCTTGACCCCACGTCATACAAAATGCACGAGCCTGGTGACTCAGACTATTGGGTTGACTACGAAGGTGAAGGTGCCCATGGCCATAGTCTTGCTGTGTCTGTTATGTTAGACACTTCAGGTTCTATGCAAGGTTGGATGGATCAACTATCAGTTGCGGCGTATGGTATACGTAGTGCTTGTGATAGCTTAGAAATCCCATGCACAGTGTCTACCTTTGACACAGAGCCATACATGATCTGGGATCATGATGAGGTTGCACAACCAGTGCTTATCCATGATGGTGGTGGTACAAATCCGCTTGATGGTTTGCGCCAAATTAAAAATCAGGTTGCTGGTAAAAAGCGCCACCTTGTTGTTATACTCACCGATGGCGAGTGGTCACAAGTAAATTCAATCAAGCCATTTGTACAACCTGGCCAGTACTGGTTACTAGTTGGCCTTGGTAACGCTCATTACGCCAAGGAGCTTGTATCCAAGAAAGGTGGTGACGTGGCAATTGGTATTGATGACGTAATGAATCTCCCCAAGGAGATTGAGAAAGCTCTTATCGGATTCCTAGCCTAGGAGGTTATATGGAATGGTCAGATGTTTCTGACGTTGAAATAGAGGAAGAACTACCTGGTGTTATTCAGGTAGTTAAAATAATCAGATACGACATTGAACATGTTTTATCTGCGATGCAAAAGAACGGAGAGTTCCCTAACCCAACCATAGATGACATTCTCAGTGTTGTTGCTGGTTGGGCTTCGGAAGACTTTGGGTGTCAGTGGGGTCATCCCACTGACGCATCAAAGTTGGTGTACTTGGATGACTTAGGTAATTCATTGTATGTTCCGGAGGAAGAATGAGTGGACAACTCAGTTCGGCAAACGTGCCGGCGTCCAATTCGCTGTATCTTCCTAGCCTCGATATCAATCTGTTTGATTATCAAGTAGAAGCGTTTGAATGGGCTGTTGATAAACAACAATCTTATCTAGCGTTAGATATGGGGCTGGGAAAAACAGCGGTAGCAATTGCTGTTGCTTCGGCATTAGTTGAACAGCTACAGCAAAAAGTACTTATCATAGTTCCCCCAAGTCTTATATTAAATTGGGTAACAGAATTTGGTAAGTTCAATAAAAACATGAGGGTTGCCGTGCTGCGTGGTAAATCCCCATCTGGGCTACCAGATGCCGATGTATACATAATCGGTAACGCAGTTTTAGCGCAATGGGTTTTAGTACTTATGGGAGAAATAGACGCCCTCATAGTTGATGAAGCCCATTTCTTTAAGAATAACTCCAAGCGTACAAAGGCTTTGATAAGCCTTAGTCAATACATGCCCACTAATGCAATACGTGTTCTTATGTCAGGAACACCTGCGCCCAATGGGAGAAACATGGAGTTAGTTACCCAGTTAGATACTCTTGGCCCTAATGCATGGCAAGGAGTTGGTGGTATTGGGTATTTTTGGCAACACTATGCCCCTTGGTCTGGCGTAATCATTAATGGGAAGAAAGTAGGAAGAATATCCACTAATGATCTAGACCTTAAAAACAAAATGCATGATTCTTTTATGTTTAGGCGTAAAAGAGATGAGGTATTAGATTTGCCTACAAAAACAAGAGCCACCGTTGTTCTTGAGGGAACAGGTACCGCTGTTGACGATTACATAGCCTGTGAGAATGATTTAATTGCATGGCTTGAGTCTTTAGACAAGGATACAACTGGGGCCGAAAGAGCATATGCATTGGTGCAACTTGGTTTTTTGCGTAAGCATGTGGGTAAAGCTAAGGTTGAATCAATCATCAAGTTTGCATCTGAAATATTAGATAATGAACCTGGTGGTTTGTTCATTGTTGCCGAACACATAGACACTATGAATGCCTTAACTGCTGGTCTTAGCAAATATAAGGTTTGTGAAGTCCGTGGGGGTATGTCAGAGTCTGCTAAACACAAAGCAGTCAACGACTTTAATAGTGGCGCTTCAAGAGTTATGGTAGGTCAGATAATATCTGCTGGTACGGGCTTGACTCTTACTGGTAACGGAATTAACGTGAACCACCGAACAATCATTGCGCAGTTACCGTGGAATCCTGCCTCGCTTAAACAAGCAGAGGATAGAGTCCACAGAATTTCACAGTCAATGGATGTATGCGTTACCATTCCGCTGTGCCATATAGAGGGTCGCCAAACAATTGATGAAAGATTGTGGGGTGTCCTTGAAGATAAGGCGTTCTCAACAGGAATTCTTATTGATGGGGAAGCCGAAGTGTTACTAGAAACAATTCAAAACGGGGTTCTTGACTCCTACAAACGAAAGAAGGTAAATCCATGAAAGTTAACTCATTCAATATAGGTAAGGAATGGTTAGACAAGAAGAAAGCACTTGCTGAATTGCAAGCTGAATTTGATGAGCTAGATTCGAAGCTCAAGGAGTTCATGTTTTCTACTGGCCTTAAGACCATTGAAGTAGATAAGAATGTCATTGAGTTACAAGTTAACGCTCGCAGATCATTCGATGCTACTGCATTGAAGGATATGGTTAGCGCCTCAGTGTTTAACAAGATAACAAAGCCAACTGTTGACACAGCATTGATTGACGCCGCAGTTAAGTTGGGCACAATCAAGCCTGATGTGGTTGAACAAGTAACCAAGAAAACCGAATACAAACAACTACGAGTGAAGTGAGGAAAAAATGAGCACATCAACAAATGTACATTTAACTGGGTTTTATACTCCAAAGGTAAGCATTGAATTTAATGACTACCTTGATTGCGGAGCTCCATTTAGGACATTGAAGCTATGCGCAGGAGAACATGAGGTAAATGTGTTCTTCATGGAACACAATGAACCAAATCTAATTGAGGTTCTTAAGCAAATCATTGAGTCAGCAACTAATAAGTTGAATGAGTTGTCTGTCTCGGCATGGGTAAATGCAGTCAAAGAATTGGGGGAGAAATGAACGAGCCTATTGGAGTTAGCGCATGGATTCATCCACCTGTAAAAGGTAGGGATGAATGGTTAGTTGAACTAACAACAAAGGAAGGGGTGGGTAGTAAGGAGTTTAGTTCCTCTGCCCAAGCGTTTAAATTCCTTGAGCAAGCAGCAGAAAATCTAGTAGCACGTCTTGGCCCGATGAAGGTTGAGCTATTCTCAAACAAGGAGAGATGACATGCCAGGATACAACATGCCCGACGGTTGTTACGAGAGTGACATACCCGGTTGGTACGACGAAGACATAACCACAATGGTTTATTGTGACGACTGCCAAATCGACTTTGAAGCAGAAGTTACTTACAATCGTGGTTCAGAACACGGGGATGTAACTTGCCCCGAATGTAATAAAGAATGGTTTTACGAATATGACAACTAACCAAAACAACAACAACAAGGAGCCAGTAATGTTTACCTATCACGGAGTGTTTAAAGAACACGGAAAATCACCTGCTACACCGCAAGAGTGGCAGACCTGTGAAACAACACATGACTACGTTTGGATGTTCTATGTAACATCCGAGTTCACTAAGTCAATGATGATGTCTTACTTGAACGACCATCAGAATCCAAAGATTGTCGAGAAAGAAATGGATCAGTTCATGGAAGAACTACAGCGTCAGACTGGTTTGTCTGTTGAAGAAACGGCCATGTATGCAAGACTTGGACAGTACATTGTGCAAGACCGTGAGTACAGGGATGACCCTGAGGGTGCTCGTCAATCTGCTTACCAAAGTTTCCAAGAGCATATGGAAGTCAAAGAGCAGTTTGATAATGCTGAAAGCATTGAAGACTTGGACATGCCTGAAGATATTGTACGCATGGCAGAAGAGTTCAACAACATGATTGAAGAGCGTCATGAAAAGAACAACAAGATTGAATTAGAGCTTGCAGCTTTGGAAGCAGAAATGAAGGCCGATGAATTGGCTGGAGTGTTCACTGAACTTGAGAACCTTCTCAAGAAGATCAATGAAGAGGAGGGAGACAAGTGATTACTATTGACACTCTAAGAGACATGCTTGTGGATCTTAAAAGTAAAACTCGTAAAGATATCCACGATGAACTAATGCCATTCCTTATCCCTATAAAAGATATGGAGAAGGAGTTGTTTGGTGCACCCATTTCTACCATACCGTTTGGTGATGGAGATACTTACAAGTTATTTAATTTCCTTTCACAAAACCTGCTTATGCTAGAGGGGTATGCTCAGTTTGCTTTAATTGCTCCAGGAAGAGGGTTTAACCCTGAAACTAATGAACGAAAGAAAGTGTTCTTGTTGTTCGTTGTTGAAAGCCATGACGTTGTAACCGTTGGTACTTGGGATCATGAATCTGGTGAATACCTTCAAGAACCCCAGCTGATACATCCAGACGAAGTGGCAGGTGATCTTCTTTTAGCAATCAAACTCTTTGCGTACCTTTTAGAATGCGCTAAGAATGGCATATATAAGCCTGGTGAGTTTGCTCAAGCAACTAAGTTGGTACAAGAAACAATGGGTATTCTTGTGTCAAGAAATGCAGGTGACTAATGCAACTGCGACCTGGACTCGAAGACCTAGCCAATCGTGTGCACTGTGATTTTACTGCATCCTTTCCCGAACAAGGTTGGGATAAAATTATCATTGACTGCCATAACAGCATTATAACTATTGATCCTGATTATGTAATACACCAGGTTAAGGAAAAGTTTGGAACGCTTAGGTATTACATAGCTAGTAGTCACGTTGATAGAAATAAAATAGATGAAATCATTAGGCAAGCAGAACAACTAAGTGCGGTGACTTGTGAACGGTGTGGTGAGCCTGGTAAGTTAGATCGTGAGGAGCGATGGGTTATGACCCTGTGCTCCGAATGTGCATCTAACAGAAAGGCTAGACGTGATGCCACGACAACATCAGTCAACGTCAATGAGGAAATTGCTTAAAGAAATCAAAGACTTAGGGTTTGACATAACCCAAAAGAAATCAGGAACCTATGTACTTGTACCGCCGGCTCACATTGATGGGCCGGCGTATACAACTCATGCAACTGAGTCTGCATTTCATCCAATAAAACGAGACTTCAAAAAACTATACAAAATAGAACTGTGAGGAAATATGGAAACTAAAGAATGGCGATCTATGGCCGCTTGCCTTGGAGTACCAACAGAACGATTCTTTCTTAGTAAGGGAGAGTCAAGTAAAGAAGCAAAGGAGATATGTAGTACATGCCCAGTCAAAGCTGAGTGCTTAGATGAGGCAGTACACATGAACCCCATATATGACACCTATGGAATTTATGGTGGCAAGTCATCTAGGGAGAGAAACAAGATACGTAAACAGTTAGGTCTTGTGTTTTCACCCATAGATCATAAACAATAAGAGCAACCCCTGACGGGAGTCACTGTAACAAGTGGCCCCGTCAGGGGTGCTTTTTTTTGTCAATTTTTTGTCTGTAAATTTCAGTGGATAGTGTAGACTAGTACTCGTCGCAAGCGTGATGCTGTCCAAAGGAGAAATCTATGAGTCTATGCCGTGGCCCGTTATGTAGTGAAAAAACTGTGGCTAAAGGATTATGTGCTGCCCATTACAAACAATTGAAGCGTGATGGTAAGTTGCATGTCATTGAGAAGTCACAACTTCCAGAAGATAAGTTCTGGAAGAACATCAAGAAAGAAGAGAATGGTTGCTGGACATGGACAGGAACCGTTGATAAAGGTTATGGCCGTATGTATGTTGGAAACAAAGCATTCCAATCGCATAGATGGTCATATGAGCAACACAGACATGTGTCTTTGACTAAGGCCGAAACACTTGACCACTTGTGCAGAAACACACTATGTTGTAATCCTGAGCATCTTGAAAAAGTTGCTCTAATTGAGAATATTGAAAGACAGCACCTGTATCATGCACTCAACGCAGAAATAAAAAGACTGCGTGAGTTCCTTACTGATATTGGTTACGATCCCGATACTTTACAAAAGGAGTTGTGATATGTGGATAGTTATGGCAATTATTTTGTGCGTAATTTTGTACTATGTAACAAGCCAAATAGATGGAGATAAATAATGCAAACGTTTGTACCACACGGAAGTGACTTCACTAGCAATGCCATGGTGCTTGATCGGCAACGCCTTGGTAAACAGCGAGTTGAAGGCTTACAAATTATTAATACATTGCTCGGTTACAGTGATGGCTGGGCAAATCACCCAGCGGTAAAAATGTGGAAAGGGTATGAGCAAGCCCTTGTTAAGTACACATTGAGTATGTGTAATGCTTGGACACTAAAAGGATACAAAGATACATGTGCCACAAAAATATTAGAAAAAAGCATTGACTCAGGGTTATTTGTTCCCGAAACTGTTTGGGCAGATATTGAGTTGCCCACTTGGTTAGATGACCCTGAAGTAATGGAATCACATAAGTCAAATTTACTTCGTAAGTTACCTAGCCATTACTCAAAGTATTGGCCTGAAGTGTCACCTGACCTGCCTTACAAATGGCCAACCCCAAGTTCAAAGGATGTTAAATAATGATTGCCATAGGATTCATTGAGTTTATGATGTTTATATGCATCCCAGGAGTGTTTGTTATTATGTTAATTTCTTTTGTTTGTGCAGATAATAGTGAATCCTCGGTAAGAGAACGACAACACAGAACTGGGAATCTTTGGGGGGATGACTCCGAGGATGATGAGCAAGGATATGAGCTACGTAGAGACATGTCATATTATTACAGAA